TGTTCCTGATGGATTGATAAAAGCAGGGTCTTCGATCAAATCGTAGTATGTAATGTTGCTGTTTTGAACTTCTTTTAAAGCTCCAGAACTTATAAAATTCATCCCTATGATATTTCCAACATTGGAGCCACCAAACCATCTTCTATGCCACATAATTGTTGGCATCTTTATGGTTAAAAATTCATCTAAATCATGGTCAATATGGAATTTTTCACCATAATCATTTGAAATATTTAGATTTGTAAAATGGATAATTCCAATACCTTTTACATAATCATCATACACACTTAAAAGTCTATCTTCACAATCTGTGGGAGCTTCTATAACTTCGGGGCAATCTATATTATAGCCTAAATATTCTTTCTGCCCAATATAATCCATTGAGCCGTAATATTTGTACCATTCATAAGCTGATTGAGTTCCAGCCATAGTTTCATTCCAAACATTATTCATGTTGAGAACATTAACATCTTCTTTAGAAAGATCACAGTTACTTATGAATTCTAAGGTTTCATTATTCCAATAAGGTATAGTTGAGCCACTTCCATAAAATTCTGTAATAGATTCACCTCCAGGGAAAATATAGAAGTTCACAGGTACATTTGTTAAAAATGAAAAATAAGGCAAATATCTATCTACGGTAATAATTGTTGACAATGGAGTTTTTTCAATTTTATACCAAAGGTAAAGTACAGCTGCTTCAGTTTCTGAATAAGATAAATCACCTGTAGTAGGTTTAGCTATTTTAAATAGAATATAATCACCATCATTAAAATCAACTGTTCCTATGTCAATAGTTGCTGTTCCATTGAATTGAGAAAGATTTACTTTTCCATAGGTTTTTATGTAGTTTGATGAAGTTATTAATTCATCTGTAGTGCCAGAGAAAAATCCTCTTTCGATAGCTTTGTTTTTAACACAGCATTCAATAACTTGTCTTTCTGCAGGTTCAATTGGTATAAGAATACTACAATCAACTTTCTCAATAAAAGTTTTTGTGTTCGGTTGAAAATCTTTAGGTTTCAAAATATTTAATGTTCCCAATTCAGTAGGAACTAAATCAATATTTTTGTAATCTACTTCTGAATCTCCTAAAGACCAATAACTCCAAGTTAAAGCTCCTTTTGCAAGCTTTTGTCTTCCTTTGGCTGTTAGCTTCGTTAGGATTAATGGGTTTTTTTTCTCGATTATGTATGACATGTTAGCAAATAAAGTTTATTGTTTCTTGGTCGTTAGATTCTAATGGTACATTTAAAAAACCTGTGTATTCAAAGGTGCAACCATTAGTTAATGTTATAACAGCTGTATATGTAAATATTGTATCCTGTGAAGGATCTGGGCTATAATTTACAGCAATCTGTATATTATTTCCAGTTAAAGATGTTCTATTGATTGATGAACCTGTTGTTATATTACCAGGAACAGCGTTTATTGTATAATTGATTGAACTAAGTTCTGAAGCTAATATACCACCTATAGTATAATCTAATCTAAATTGTGCATTATTTCCAGAGAATAATACATTGACAATTCTAGTTCTTAACGTTAAATCTTCAGCATAAGAACTGCAATTATCACATGAAACTGTTAATGGGTATAAATCAGAAATACAACCATTTGCATCCATTGCATAGATATATAAATATCTTCCATCAAGAACTGTTTGACCATTTGTTACAAAAGTGTTTGATATCGCATCATAGAATGTATATGGTGCAACGCCACCTGATGCAGAAACAGATAATGTAGCAGTTCCAACTGTTTGACTACATCCATTTGTATCACATTCTGCACTTAATGAAACATTTATATCTGTAGTACTACAATCATTAGTTGGGCAATTTATCACTAATATAGCCTCAGCAGGTGAACATAGTGTTGAATCTGTAGCTGTAACTATAATAACATCTCCATGTTCAAATGTATTCTTAGCATCTGGATCAAATGGTACTCCATTCACGGTTCCTGTGACATTATACGGAGCTAATCCTCCACCTACAGTGTAATCTATGGTTGCAAATCCAGTATTATTTCCAAGTTCAGTATCACAATCTTGAGTTAAAATTAGAGTTGTAATTATAGGTCCGCAATCAGGTGGGCAATTAATATATATATCTTTTTTGGTATTACATCCGTTAGCATCAGTAACTACTACTGATACTGTTTGTCCATGTTCAACTGTATCACCATCGTTTGCTCCTGTTATTGTATATGGAGCTTCGCCACCTGAAACATTTACTGATAAACTTGCATAACCTGTATTTAAAGTTTCACCTAATTCTACATAAGTTCCGCAAGTGTAATCTAATTCTATATTTATATTAGCATTTGTACAAATATCGTTTGGATTTCCAGTTATACAAAGGTAATCATCAAAACCAAAATAATTTTCAATAGTTGTATCGCCACTTGCATTAGTACTGAATTGAACTAATTTTCCAGAAAAATTTCCATCTCCACTGCCACCTGAGTATCCAAAAGTTCCACCTGAATAAATTGAAGTACATTCAACATTTCCAAAATTAAAATTCAAGTATTCATCGATGCTTGAAAATGGTTCATTAAGACATTTATCTGATAAGGTATTACATGCAATCGTTACACCTGATGGTGGAGCTATATCTGTATCACTTGAACCTCCTAATGTATATTTTTTATACACATGTTTTGGTTTGTGGAATACGTTATTTTTCAAAATATGTTTTGCTTCATTCCAAATGGAAGTTGCAGGTATCAATTGTTTTACCGCACTATACCAATAATCACCAGTCCTATTAAGAATTTCCAATCCATAAGGATAATCCAAAGCTTTCGAAGGGGCGCAATCAAGTCCATCCAAATATTGCTCATAAATGCTTTGGAGATATGGGTATTGTCTTATGTATTGTCTGCCTATAACATTAATGGATTCAAATTGAATTCTATTCATTGTTAATTCGGTATATCTTTCATCAATATCTCTGAAAAACCTACTATAATAGCTATAATATTCTAATACATCTGATTCAATATATTTAACAGGATTAATTACTAATTCTAATTCTTTTGTATTAAAAATTAATCTCGAATCAAAATCTCGATAAAAAGTATCTTGACCTTGATAATCGTAAAGTCTATTTAAAGCTTCTTCAGTGTAAACCCAAGATTTTTTATTATCAACAATTTTATCAAATTCAAAACCATATCTACTTGGAATTATTACACATCTTTCTTGATTAATAGTACAAAGTTTTGAGAGTTTTAAATTATCAATGTATGTGCATAAACCAAAATCAAAATTTTGGAAATTTAGATTAAATCTAACAAAAGTTTGTATTAAATCTGAATTTAAAATAAAAGTGTATCTTTTCCAAGATTTTTTAAACCTTTGTTCAACTACTGATTCAATAGGGCAGTCTATTTCTAATTCTGTAGAAATCAAATTATTTATGAAAGCGCAATCTTCTGCATCACCATAAATTCCAATTCCATAAGGAATAATGTCTTTATCAAAAGTAAATAAATTTTCATTCTGTATTAAAAGATAAGAGGTCTCACCTGTATACTGAACAGTACCACCTGTATATTCAATAATTCTATTTTCTTCATTTGTTAAAACGTGTGCCTGAGCGTTTATTTTTAGTTCTGAAAGCACTTCTAAGATTGTTCTTGTATCATTACTCAAATAATCTATAAGTTTGCCACATTCGATTTCTGCCATTAAATCAAACTCGATCAGATATTGGCAATTGGGTTCAACTACAAAAGTTTCTCCAGAGCTATATCCAAAATCCATTTTTATATTTATATCACCACATTCGCAAGAACCATCATCAATAACAGCAGTTGAATCATAGTTTATTGACAAGGCATTTGTACATCCAGATTTGAAAATACAAGTTCCATTATTAAATGTAGCTAAAGGGTTATAATTTAATGCTAAAGGATTTGTACAACCGAATACAGGCTTTAATGTACCACAGCTACCATCATCCACATTTGCATTTGGATTATATTCATAATATAATGGATTAGTACACCCTGAAATAACTTCATATCCTTGAACTAACTCATTACAAAACGAGATATATTCAAAAGGATTTGGTGTTAATAATACATGGGTACACTTCTTTTCATAAAAACAATCACCAACTCTAATTTTAACCAATATATCTACAACGATATTATTAGGTTCATTAGAAGGATAATAAAAGTTGAAGCTTAAAGTTTCTCCAGTTGAAGTAAGTGGTTGTATTTCAGTGATAGGTTCATCATCTAAATCAACAACAGGTAATTCTCTTATTTGACTTACAATAACCTCACCTGATATAAAATCTCCATAAGTATTCAATACTTCAATATATACCTGCCCATCTAACAGTCCATTTGTTGTATCTGGAGTGCTATCATAGTTTACTGTTTGTACTATTCTTAAATTACTTAGGCAAGACATTATGGTAAAGGGGATACTAAATATGTGTCATCGTCATAATCTCCAAGTTGTCTTGGATTTACTGCAAGATTAAATTGTCGTTCATACTCACATCCATCTAAAAATGTAGCATGTACTGTAATAATTAAAGGAATTGATGTAGGGATACTTGAAAAAGCACTACATAATAATGAAAAATCTAAATCTATAGTTTTTACACCTGTTAAAGAATTAAATGTTTGACTTTGGAATCCCCCTATAAATGTATTTGTAGGATCGCCATCTACTTCGACTTCTAATATTACTTCATCAATAATATATCCAAATGGAACAGGATCTAAATCGTATACAACGTTCACTTTACCTGTACATTCTTCTAAATTAACACTTGTAGTTTCTAATGAAGCTGTAATTGATATATCTTCAAGACATGGATTTACTTCAGGTTCTGGGCAATTAATATAGATATCTTTAGTCAAAGTACATCCTATTTCATTCGTAACAGTTACGGACACAGTGTTATCATGATTAACTAAATCCCCATCGTTAACAGCTGTAATATTTGTACCTACAAAACTTAATGATATTGTTGCAGTTCCATCGTTTCTTAAATATTCATCAAGATTACATTCATATGACAAATCAATATCTAAATCATTATCAAGACAAGGATCTGGGCAATCAATATAAATTTCATAAACATCTGAAGAACACCCATTTGAATCCACAGCATAAATACTATATGTTTCACCTGTAGGGACAATTTGACCATCAGTGGCACCAAAAATTTCATATGGAGGTGTACCACCATAAACATCTATATTTAATTCGGCTGTATCACCTGTTGGTGAACATTGATACCATAAATCTAAAATAATATTTGTACAACCTGTAAATACATAAGGTTCTACACATATTTTAACTACATTATCTGAAATTGGGAGTGGGCAACCACAATCATCCAAAAATATTTCTGGTAATGGATCTGTAATAGTCTCACCTGAAACCTGAAAACAATCTCCAGAAAAAAGATTTTCATTTACTACTGAATAAGATAATGTAGAACCTGTTCCATCAAAATTCTGTTCAAATAAAACTTTATAGTTATTTATTTCTTCATTATAGGTTACAGTAGTACCTGTAAATCCATTTGGAAATAAATTAAAATATTTGTAAAAATAAGAATAACCTCTATCTAATTCTCCATATCTTTGAAAATAATCTTGATCATTATCTCTGATAAATACTGGATATCCGTTTTCATCAATAGGTAATGTTGTAATATCAAAATCTGCATCAGGACTTAGTAATGAATAATAGAATTTAAGTTTTTCAACATCAACAGGTTTTTTTGCTCTTATGACATATTCATTAAAATCAACAATACTTCTTGGAATTCCAAAGAAATTTAAAATAAATTCTACTGCATTTCGAGTTCCCTTTGATTTGAAAACCCATGAAGAATTTAAACCTAAAAGTTTAAGTAAGTTGTTTGGAATTGGAGGGTTAGCGTCTAAATCCCATCCAAGAGTTTTTATATATTCGGGTAATAATGCTTCTGGAACAGAATCATAACCTGAATATGTAACAGAATTTAAGTATCTAACACCTTCGGTATAAAGATTAAGTTTATCAAATTCTCTTCCGTAAACAATTAACAATCTATTAATTTCACCGTATGTGGGATATGCGGAATTTACATCTTCCAATGTTACACTTTGAACTGAATCTGGAACAAATTTTCTCATTAGAATATTTCCTTCCTTTTCATCAAAATTCTTAGCGTATTCTAAAAGCTCACTTAAATAGATTTCATAATTTCTACCTGAAATATCCAGATTATAATTATCAATCTTAGGAAATTTTAATGATAAAACATATTCTAATATCAATCCACTATCAACTTCTCTTTTTGCATTAAAAAGGGCTTCATAATCTAAATCTCTATTCAAAAGATGTTCTTCAAATTCGTCTAAAGATTCATAAAATTTTACAATTTCTGATTCGATAGGTTTTATATAAAATTCTTTAGAACTGTTACCCTGGTCTAAAGGCTCTCCATGAATTTTTATTTTAACTATATCGTTACTACTTCTTTCTGAAGGTGTAAATTCCAAAATTGGATAGGCTATACCATCAATTATAACTTCATACTTGTTGAAGTTCTTAGTAAGGTTTCTTAAAATAGCAATTCTTTCATCACTAAAATTAAATTCTAGTTTATTTTGATAATAAATTCCAAATGGATTAGAGAAATAGCTTGTATTTGCTGAAAATGTTGTAATATCATCAACAAAACTGTAACCTGCATTAAGTATATTTAACCCACTGTTACCTAATAAAGTTGTTTTAGAATGTATTGCAGCAGGATATTTTAAGATAATATTTTCTATAGAAACCCTAACTAATTCTAATAAAGAACCATATTTTGCAAAGTATTTTGCATTCCTTTTATCTATTGAAAGATTTAAAGATCTATTAGGATTAAATAATGAATTTTTCAAAGGAATTTCACCTACAGTTTCTAAAGTGGTAAAATCTGAAAACTTCGGAGGAAAATAAGATCTTCCTGTTGAAGGTGATAAGTTTGTAGTAATGTCCACACCGCCAACCGTATAAATAACGGTAGACGTTTCATTTAATGTTAAATCATTTGTTTTGTGTGGGATTGTCCCTACATACTTTTCAGCCATTATATGTTAGAAATTGTATTAAAATCTTTTGAAAAATCTATATTATCTTTTTCTTGTTTTACTTCGTAAAGTTTTTCTTCAGTTACATCATCTTTAATCACATATTCTGTAAACTGCTTATAAATTTCGTTATCATCGTTATAATAAGTTCTAACTCCATCAGCAACAGATTTAGATTGATTACCATACAATCCAATCGCCAAAGTATCAAAATCATGTTCAACTAATTCAATTTCTAAATGAACAGGATCAAAAAATGTTGGTATAATGAATACCTCTTGATTTGGCAATCCTATGAATGGAACAGCATTCGGTTTTACAGAAGGCGCAGAAGATGGTGTTACAGTGCAAAACACTAAAGAACTATTGTCATTCAATCTATATTTTACTCCTTTTTGAGTGGTATTATTAAGATTTTCACTAACAGGTTCAACTTTATTGTTTGAAGTTATTATTCTAAACAAATTTTGCACTTTTTTCTCATCAGTTGTAGGATTGGTTGCAATGTATTCAATTCTATATCCAATAAGACCCCCATTTTCAAACTTTGACACATCTTCTGAACTCACAGTTGTTAAATCAAACAAAACACCTCTGATATCAGGTTTTGATGAAAGAACACCGCAATCGAGAATTCTGGTTCTTATTCTTTTAGGTCTAATATAAATATTATAGATCCCTTTTTTATTGAAAATTGCTGTAGGTAAAGTTAAATTATATAGTCCTCCTAATATTGTTCCTGCATCATTAGGGTCATCAATTTTCTGAATAATCTGATTAGGATTCAATGTTAAAACTTCAGTAGTATTTATAGTTCTATCTTGACTGTAAGTGTAAAAAATTTCACAATCACGAACTTTAAAGTCTGCACTTCTTTTGATACCAAAAACGCCTGTTGCCATTATCTTTTTTTATTTAATATAAATATTGTTTTATAAAATTTAAATTACTTATCTACCACATTAAAAAAATTTTGTCCATATTTTACCATTTGACCAACTGAATCTATTTCTGAAAGTTTTAAGTGTCGTTCACTTACATTAACAGTTCCTCTATCGACAACAACATCATTGTCTATAGTTGGCTCAAATACTATGTTTAAAAATTTTTCTTCATGAATCAATGCTTGTAATACCGTATTATAATTACGAATGCCTTTTGTATAATATTTGAAAGTTGTTAAATCTATAGCTCTATATTCACCTGTTAAAGGGTTTTGAACAATTCTTGGTGTTAAAAAAGTTTCATAAATAATACCTGTATTTGGAACGTATTGACCCAAATTCAAAGCTCCACCTATAACATACACCACACTTGAATCTTTGAATTCTAATACACCTGTGAACTCTGAAGAAGGTGTATCTGAAACATTTAAATTTACAATAAATGGATTGTTTTCATTGTAAGATGCTACAACTTCCACTTGAGATTCAGTGAATCCTGTGACTAAATATTCATCAAAAGTATAATAATTTTCAATATTCAATCCTGAAATTCTTGTGAAATAATCTGGCTCTGAATTTATAATCTCATCAGAAGGTATAAATTCTTCATTTGTAAAAATTCCAATGTTATCAAAAGTCTGCTCAAAATGCACTAAAATATTGATAAAACTTTTATCAATTTTGTTATATTTTTCATTTTCATTTATATAGTCTTCAGCGTTAATAGGAATTTCGGGAATAGGGCAACCGTTTTGATCAAGCAGTTTTTTACTTATACCTGGTCTAACGATTGGATAAGCCTTATTTAAAAAGTCCTCTAAGCAAATTCTTTTTTTTATTGTAATCATAATAAATCTGGAATGTAAAAATCTATGTATAAGTCAGAACCTACTTGCGATATAGTTCTATTGTTCATATCGATTTGGTATTGGCTAATTCCATTTATGCTTGATAAAGTATATTTCACATAATTATATGCGTTAAATTGATTTATAGGTAGACTTGGAGAATCATAAGCTATCAAAGGAGTAATAATACCATCTAAAGCATTATGATATGAAGCTGTCATATAAAAACTGATAGGGTATTGAGTGTTTGGTGGGTTATTAAGCCAGTACAAATAAAATCCTTCAGAAACCCCAATTTTTACCTTTATAGGGTCTACAATTCTATAGGTTATAGGCATTGTAGCTATTGGTAACGGATATTTCGTTATTGGGTCTCTTTGGTCTGGGTTTATCTGATTATAAATTATAGATTGAAATGCCAGCCTTCTATTGGAAGGATCAGGTGAATCATAAAAATTTAATTTGATGAATGAATTTTTAAATGAATTTCTTAAGAAAAATACATCATCATAAGAATGACCAAAATCATCATAGTGAAGAGGTGTTGATCCAGATTGTTTTAATCTTATAATTAATTGAGTTATACCATTCCAAGGTAAAAATCGTTTTTTTTCATAGTCTTCAATGGGATTCAATCCTTCTATAACAGCATCAGGAATAAATTCATTTTGAACAACTTCATCATTATCCATAGGAATAAAAAAATTGTTCATAGGAATTTTTATATAATTCCCTACTTCACCCAAAGTGTTTATATTCAACGTTATCTTTTCCATTATTCGCAGAAGTTATTTGAAGGTGTTGTTTGTTCGAATTGCTGAATGGTTTCAACATCACAAATTCCTTCGACCAGTGTTACATTTGGTGAGTTATAAATATCACATGGATCTTGACGTTGAATCGCTAAAATTATGTTATTATAAATATAGTGACATCCATTCAAAAATGGAATATTGTCAGTGTTACTAAAATCATTGGGCAACACATCTCTCCAAATTTTTCTCCCATCTCCGAGATCGCTTGCGTAGTCTGGAATATCATCGCTTTCATTTGTACTAACTTCAACATAGTCTGAAAATTTTCTTATTTGTTGTTTATAATGTGGTTTATAATAATATCCTTCTAAAAAATTGTAACTCTCTCGATTTGTGGTATTAAATCTATGATATGCTACCTCTAAAACATTTTCAGTTTGACTAACTGGATTATATTCAATTATATCTCCAAAGAAACTAATAGTATTTGAATATAAATTATTTTCAATTGAATCGTTATTAGTTACGGAATTTATTGTATTAATATCATATTCAGAATTTGTAATAACTGTTTTTAAACCGCTTTCTAATGAAGTCCAAAATGGTTGATTGTTATAAATATCCTGTTTTTTAACAACAGTAACATAAATTTCTGTTAAAGGTCTGCCTAAATAATCTCTATATAAGTTTGTATCATATTCTTTATTAAAAATATATGAATATATTGGATCTCTATATATATTTGTAGCAAATGCCGTATTATAGAGTTCTAATTCCGATTGTTTAGATATTTTTTCAAACCATCTTCCGTGATATTCTGATTCATATCCTTCAACTCTTCTTTTGAAAGATGTTCTTGTATTCGAAAAAAGCCCTGCAGTAATACCGCTAGGAATCACATAGTCTATTATAAAAGTGTTAGATAAATAAGTCCCATCTCCAAATCCTAACTCATAAATACTGAATATTCCTTCATAACCTGTATTAGTTGCTGGAAGGATTGGGTTACTTCTAATGGAAATTTCATCCCCTATATTTAATCCATGATTTATCGAGCAAATTAATGCTGTCATTTGTCTATTATCAATTGTTACGGTAGTTCCAGAATAAACTGCAATTCCATCTTGAATATCAACTTGATTAAATGTTAATGAAATTAAATCAGTATATTTTGGATATGTTAACCAAACATTCCAATTCGTATCACCTAAAGCATTCAATGGATAAAATCTATCTGGAACTGGTTCTAAAAAACTTTTTTGGCATACACTTTCACCTGAAGCAAGATAGTAAAACCATCCATTTTTTTCTTTTAAAATTTCATTTTGAGTAAAAACGTATTCATCAGTTGATTCTGGATCTCCGCTATCATAATCCATAAGACCTAATATGGTTTCATATGAATTGGCACCATTCCAATTGAAAAGAACATTTGAAGCAACAGTGTTTATATTCCCAAGAAATCTATAACAATTAGAAGTATCTCTTTCATTCATAAATATTGCAGAAATGTCTACCTCTTCTTCCAAGGGTTCTATTGGAATAAGATTATGTGAATTTATAAAATCTTGTTTAAGAGTAATATTGGTATTATTCTGTTCCTTAGATTTAAATTCATTTAAAACAACTCTTTCATTTCTATCCATAGTTAATCAATACATCTATCAAAATAAAATTTTCTTAGTTTATCTAAAGAAGTCTGTCCTTGTCTTATGCCAAAATACGTGTAATATGGGTGCATTCTTCTTGCAGGACCTTCAAGAGCAGGACCTGGGCAAGAATTTTGATCGTTGTCATCAAATCCAGCACATGTATCAATTGTAAATTCTAAGACTTCTCCAGAGTCTGGGGAAATGGCAGATTCTTCTAGATAAGAATCTGTTATAAGATTTGTAGGATGAGTACTTGAAGAATATACTCCAACAGTATTATAATACTTAAAATTTTCACACAATTTTCTTCTGAGAATTATATCATCTCTATCAAAAATTATAACGTTACTATTCCCATCATAATCAGGTATCGCAGATTCTGTTCCAATTATTGTATATATTTCACCATCATCACCTACAAGTAATGGAGAATTTGCACTGTCAGCCGTTGCAAATGCAATTTCTACACCTGTTTGAGACATCAATTGTATACCATTTCTATTTATAGGGCATGCTGTAAAGCAATCTAAGAAATCTACTATAGTTCCAGTTCCATCATCTTTTTGATATGAAGTCGCTTCTAGCCTGTCTACTAAATATGGTTCTCCATCTAAATCACACGATACCATGCTTCCGAGTTCAATAATATTTGTGGCAAATAATAATAGATATTTTCTGCATACATCTAAACTATTTGATGTAGGATCTGCAATATTCATTTCTACATCATATCTTGCAGAATAGTATAAATTATCTTCATATTCAACTATAAGTCCATGATTAGGTGTTGTAAGAGGGGGATTTGTTACATATTCAACGAAATGATTTCCATATGAACAGTCTCCTGGTGAAGAAGGCGTACCGTTAAAAATTCTTTCTTCTGCAATAATTGCAGTATAACATCTGTTTTTTCTACGTGGATAATCAGGGTCATTTACAGGTGGTACTGATTCGCCATAATCTCTACAATTGAAATCACAAAATTTTTCAAAAGACTTACCTTTCTTTTTAAATTTAACTTTATAATCAAATAAAAATGAATATAATGAACCAATGACCCAATCATTGTAGAAATTATATTTTACTATCCCTGATTCCTCAGCAATATTTTCATTAACACATCTAATCCAACCAAGTATATTATCAAATGGTACGCCATTACATTCAAATCTATATAAAGTGAGTGGACATTCTTGACATTCATTTATACAATCTTGAGCAAGATTAACATTAGTACAATCAACGGAATATGATCCACCTGATGAATAGTTAATACTTTGCATGGTATTAAAGGCTGTTACGTGAAAAGCAAAACTCTTATTTGTACCAATGACCCCTGGAAGTATATTAAAATTTTCAGCAGTAGGACTTGCTAAATCATAATAAGTATATCCAACTCCACCTTCGCCTACGGCAATAGTTATTGAATCTATAATACCTCCAGAAATAACTAAATCGAATTCTAAACCATTTCCACTTCCTGTGCCATAAGTATAACTTGATGGTTCTACTAAATTATTGTAAGTTCCATTTGTTGAACTTGTATCTTGACTTATAATAATTATATTTCCTACAGTAAGTGTAAAACTATATCCTGATGAACCTACGCCTAAAGCACCGTTAGGAATTGTGATACTATAAAATGGTGCTAATACAAGATTTCCTTGATTTAATATTTTAATTGAGGATATATTACCTGAACCATCAATTATAATTTCAAATGAATCTGATCCTACAATACTCACAGGTGAAAATGTGGTTGATGGAGTAGCTCCTGTTCCTTGTACTATAGAAATAGGATCTATGTATGATGGATACAATATTATTGATTCTTTTAATGCATATGTAGTAGCACCTTCATTTCCACCGTCATAACATATTGCACAATCTACACAAGTGTTACAATTTGAAGCAACCCATCCATCTGGAATGAAATCATCTCCTTCTCTTAAAAAGTTTTCAGTGTCATAACATCCTCTGCACCTGCAAGCACCTTGTCTACCTCTACTAAAAGGGTGCATTACAAAGCAAATAAACCTTATTACTAATTGGAAAATTATAATTTCAAGTATGAAGTTTATAATTTCCAAAATTAACCCTAATAAATTTATTATTAAACAAAAAGCTCCAAAGAAAAATGTTGGTGCAATTGATACTCTATTAAAGGGAAAGGGTGAAGTATTTTCGCATTCTCCTACATCTTTTATTCCTGTATATAGTTTTGTATTTGCAGTATCGTCATTTCTTTGATATCTTGGTATGTAGTTTGTTACTGTATATACCTTTTTCCAACGCATTTCAAAAAACTCGAAATCAGGAGTATCATCTCCGAATTCAAATCTATTATACATGTTTGGAACTAAGTAACTTGCAGTTCTATTTTTAAGACTACCACTATGCTCTTCTAAACCTATTCTGAATCTAACTGAAGCTTTTGTCGCAATTCCAACACCTGGATCTTCTGAAGGAACTAAATTACCAAATTCGTCAGTAACAGCTTTTTCTAAATTCATTGGAACCGTAAACGCCCAATTTCCGTTTTCATCTATATTTTTTGCTTCGCCTTCAATTATTTCAGTTTCATTAGAATTTGGTAAAACCCTTCTCAACATTTCGATTCTACCAACACCTGTCGATAAATCACAATTTCTACCAACACCCTTTCTTACACCACATTTTTTTCTAACTGAGGATTTCTTTGAATCCGAAAATATTGAACCAAAAAATACTGCATTTGGAACAATTTCCAAGTCTAAATTAAAATCAACTCTATTTATACCAACTTCACCTTCCTCCAAATCTCCCCAAAATGGAATCACATTTAATGCATAATCTTTTGATTGAACTTGAACTAATGACCCTAGATTAACGCCATCTTTATAGATAGTTCTGGATTCAAATAAATTTGGATTGTAACCTTGTTCTATTAAATCATATGGTTTTAATGATAGAAAATCCATATCACTTATGTCTACATCCATGTGCATATTTTGTGTTCCAATAGGAACCCCAAATATCATGTAATCACCTGCTGAATTGGTAGTTGTAGTGAATTTATAATATTTCTCATATATTTCAAGCCAAACATCGTTATCAAGAACTTTTCTTTTACTTGGAAATGTTCCTATAGGTGTATGACATTCACCTTGCTTATCATCGGGTAGAAGATTGTATCTTACACCATCAGCATTTGTATCTTTTAATTTTTTGTATGGGTATATATCCTTTATAATTTCGTTAGGTTCGTTATCATCTATTGGAATAAACACAGAAACCTTTGCATTTGGAACTCCAAACCCACCATTGGCAATAACTCTTCCCACTATTGCACCATAATTTGATGCAAATTTACGGTATACTTCTGCTTGAGTTAATTTTAAAGACAGAATTTCTAAAAAATCAAATGATTGATCAATTTTTATCTTTACATATTTATCGCCATCATTAGGCTTCGTCCGAATCCTGATATTTCTTTGCATTTAAAACTTTTTTATTAATATTTTTACCAAAAACTGCAATAAAAAACACATAAATAGCAGCTAAATTGATGATAGGTGTCAAAGCAATAGTTAATAATATTAAAAAATAAAATAATCTACCTAACTTTCCGCTAAAAAGTGCTTCTTTGGGTAATTCATGTTTAATTTCAAAATTTTCAATTCGTTTTTGAGTTTGATTTAATTTTTTGTCAGTAGTTTTATTGCAACATCCCATTTTGAATAAATATTGATTTTTATTTTTTTCTTTAATATAATGTTTTTCATAAGAAAACAAAAAACCTCCTTTTGAAAGGAGGTTAAATTTTCTTATGCGGAGAATCTTACTCTTATATCTTTTTCAGGATATTTTATTTCGAAAATTTCATCATATTGTGAAAAAATCGCATTCTGCCCAAGAAGATTAATTTCTCCAGTAGCAGCATCTGATAATGGTTGACCTGTTCGATTCAATGAATAAATGCCTTGACCTACTTTATTGTAAATTCTAAAACTGATAACATTTAATACACCCCCAATATTATTTACAATTTCGATGAGTTGTGACAAGTAAATGTCTTGCCCCATTATCAGTTTTTGTTCTTGTATATATTTGTTGGTAGCATTTATCACTTCAGAAGCTATCTCGTTTCTATTGAAATTCGGATCTGCAAATAAATCAAATTCAAATGCGATATTAAGAATTTTTCCATCTTTAACAGAAACATAGTCATTTGGAAGTTTGTATTTTTCCAAATAAGTTGAAATGTTTTCTTTCATAGTACTTGTTGAGCTATTAGTCAATTTTCCATTCGCATCAATACCTAATATTGAAATTTCTACTTTATTATTAACTTTCGCAACGGCAGCCTTATAAGGCACACCAAATTTTCCACCCATTTGATAAATTCTACTATAATAATCTTTTAAAGTTACACATCTGTTTTGTGCTGCAAAATTATATCTTATAATATTTCTCATTTCTTCAATAGAAGGCTGGTCTGAACCTCCAAAAGCAGGTAAAGGGTTATTTACCTTCAAAGAATTTTTCACCCTTTGGTTATAAGTTGGATTTTGTCCTGGTACAAAGATATTGTAAATGCCTAAACTTGTCAAAGTGTTAATACCTATATTACTTGAGGCACCTCCACCTACACGATATTTTAAAAATAATGTAGAATTTGCTTTTGGAATATCTCCTAGTGAGTTATCTAACACATAATTCTGAATTTGTTCTAAAAATATATCTGAATTTGTAAGATATTGACTTGATGCAGATGTATCTTGAACCCCATTTCCAAATCTCACTGTTACATATCCTCTATCAGAAAATTCATACATAAACCTTCTTGAGATATATTCCCATTTTCCAACTAAAACTCCTGGTTTGTCTGAAGAAAGTAATGGTTGCTCAATAAAAATTTTGCTTTCAGCTAAAGATTCTACCGAATACCAAAGATTATTTGGGTTTACTTGCTCTGATAAAGTTGGGTTCCTTTGATAATCTGTGCCATCTAAAGAAATTACTGAATCAACTGATAAAATATCATTATCTGGCAAATCAATCTCTAAAAATGGAACTGAGTCTGCAGAACTGATAACTCTTTTATAAAACTTGGTTTCACCTGCGACTACCAATTCACGTTTTTTCAAAGTATATGATGAAATGTCTCCAGTGTTATCTACATTTGGGATTATAATTCTATTAGGAGTTCCGTTTGCTGAAAATGGTGATGAAAAGTCTATATCGTTCAAAGATTCAAATTTTTGACCACCACCAATTACTTGTGCCCCTCTCGATAAAAATGGTGCATATGTTAAATCAAATGAATCTCCATTAACAGGGATTTCAACAGAAAAATCACAAATAGTAATAGAAGGTCTTTTAAAAGGAATCTTTAATCCATAAGTTCTTGCTAAAGACATCAATGACCTTTTTTCTTGAGCATGTTCAAGCAAATTCTCTTGAGCTACCCTATCAATATTAAAAGAAAGCATATCCGCAACTGCAGCATTCAATTCGATAAGTAACATACCAATTGAAGCATCATCAAACTCAGTATAGGTAGTTGGAAAATGTTTTCTGGTAAAATTTATAAGCTCACTTCTTATACCATTAAAATCTCTTGTATAATAATTTATCTTCTTTTGCATAAAACTTTATTTATAAATATTTTTGTTCATATTTAATTTAAGCTATTATCTCTAAAAGATAAACTTTTTATTATAATAAGCGAATAACAAAAAAAAAACCCCCAATAACATGGAGGTTTTTAAGTATTTTTTTGTTATTTAATATCCTGCAGTAAAAGATCTTGTGTTAATTTTATTAGGGTCTTGAAGATTATTTCCTAAAGATTTGATAAAATTTATTGCACTTCTTCTGTCTTTTACTTTTGCACTTTTACCACGATACGTTAGATTTAATTCAGATTCTCCTGAATTACTTAGTTGAACTTGTTCTACACCAATAGAACCAGTCCCTTCTATTCCTTGATTTTTATCATTGTATTTGAATCTTTTATTAAAATAACGATTTCCAGTACCGCCATCATAAAAATTATTTTCTGTATTACCATATGGTCTAATTTCTAATTCAAACATATCGTCAATTACAAGTACAATTTTTTCTTTTTCACTTTCGGTGCCATACTTGTCACTATGACTTAAAACCCTGCTTGATAATCCAGGATATTTTCCTTTAACATCCGTTGATATTTTTTCCCAAGTTGATTTTTCTAATTCGTTTAATGTATTTTCTTTAATAATTTTTTTTACAAGATGTTTTAGTTCACTCAGTTTAATTTTCATAATTTAAAAGTTTTATTTTGTATTTTTAAATAAATATCTTACAACAAATAAAAATTAAAATGTATTTATAAAAAAGTTAAAACTATTTTAATGAATCAAAAGCTTATAAATCCTCTTATGAAAACATCTTGCGGCTTCGTTATTTATTGTGAAGGTTCTAATGAAATTCTTCTTGGTAGAGAAACGAATTCGAATCATTTCTGGTCTATTCCTAAAGGTGGAAAGGAAGATGGTGAAAATTCATTAGAAGCTGCTTTAAGGGAGCTTTATGAAGAATCTAATATTTCAAAAGAATTTATAAAGTCTTGTAATGTTTTTGAACTCAAACCTCAAATGTATGGTTCAAAAAGAAAAAGGCTTGTACCCTTCCTTGCAATATGCAAGACAAAGCCTGATGATTTGAAATGTAATTCATATTTCACAGATTCCTCTGGGAAATCATTGCCAGAATTCTCAAAACTTCAATGGTTCGACTTCGATGCTGTTTTGAATGGAGAAGTCAAAGTTCATGGAACCCAAATGAAATGTTTTTTTGAAGCTAAAGAAAAAATTTGAACTTTTTTTAATTTCTGATGGTTAAAACATTTGAGAAACTTTATCTGTTAAAGTCCTGCTAATTTTATTTTTGTTGGCTCTCGCTCTCTATTTATTTTTACAAATCAAACATATAATGGAAAAGATTTCCGTATTTCAATGCCTCGACAAAAGTTCTAAGCCTATAAATGAATTCACTATAGATGAAGCTTTAGGATTTATAAAAGACCACCCAAAGAAAGATATAATTCTCGAATGTAAAAATGATCCAGTCAATGGTGGAAAGAAAAATCTTAATTTGATTTATAATGATAGAGTTTGGAATCGTTCTGCATCCAAATTAGACTATGTTAAAAGAAATTTCTATAACCATGTGAAGCAACAAGAATCTTATGTTGTTACATGGAATTGCTTTGTAGAAGAAAAACGTACCAAAGATAAAATACAAGCACCATCGGGTTATATCTATTTTGATATTGATGATTTCACTAAAATATCCGAAGTCAAAAATTTTACATCTTCAGAACAAGCAAAGGCTCACATAAAAAATTTGCTTTCTTCAGAAAATCTAAAATTTGTAAAGGCTGCTTGGGATTCTTTTTCTGGAGAAGGTTTAGGGTTTCTTGTGAAGGTAGAAGGGCTTTCTTTGGAAAATTTTAGCACAACTTGGAAAGCTATATCAAATCTTTTCAGCGGTTGGAATATTAATATTGACCCTCAAACTAAAGATATTACAAGATGTAATGTTCTTCCTTACGATCCAAATATTTTTGTGAGAGAAGAATCGGGAATTATTCCATTTGATGCTGTTCAACCTAAAGAAAATGTTTATACTCCTATTGTAACAGATGGACTTCCTTTAGAATTAGCTTCAGATGTTTTGGCATATCAGTTACATTCACTTTATCATAAGCCTGGCTCTTGGAGTAATAATCATATTTCATACAAGTTCTTTTTCGATTACTTTGTATTTTGTAATCAAATGGGTATTGATTTGAATGAAAGCTTAAACTATTTGATTTTAAATCAAGAAAAATATCCAAAGATTTTTAAACATAGAAGCGTTGAAGAAGTAAGATATGGGATTCTCAACAACATTGAAAAATATTATGGGCATCAATTTGGTATCAGAGCAGTAAAAAATGAAGAAGGGCATGAAATATATGGTTTATATAAAAAATATGATGGGGATGTAAAATTAAAGTTAGATTACATCTGGTTCAATATTAAAGAAAAAAATGGAGATGATAATAAGAAAATCTATAGGATGGCGATTCTTGCAAAAGAAGCAGGTATTACCAAAAAACCTGTAATAGATTATCTTGAATCCGTACTAAATTTTAATGATAATTTATATCCTACTATTGACAAAATATATGGCAATTCAGACTATTTGTTCGGATGTGTAAAAGTTTTATCTGAAGAAGGTAAATCAAAGAAACTTGAATCTTATAAAAACTGGGCTGTAACTAATGGATATAGAGTAGTTATAAAAGATAAATTCGAAGGAAAGCTTGAAAAAACTCTTGAGAATATATTAGAAACAGCTGCCAATATCTATCATACTATTTCCTATGATAATGTATTTTCATACATTGGATATTATTTCAAGCAAACGAAAGGACACGCAATAATCAAAGAAACAGCTTATACATTTCTAAATGAAATTATAGAATATTCTTTTGAAGATTTTATTAAAATTGATAATAATATCACTTATTCAGAGAAAAAACATTTTATCAGCAATCTGATCCCTATTATAAAATTTTTAGCTGATGAATGTTATACCCAAGATTCTTGGAAGTTTGGTGTAAGAATATTTAGAAATATCACTCCAAAGGAAATTCGTTCAAGATATAAAATTACAAAAGAATATTTTTTGAAACCTGGGCAATACATCAATGAAATTAATATTCCTGATGAAGATAACCAAATTATATGGGGTAACACAGGTCAAGGTAAGACAACTTGGATTTGTGAACACATAAAAGGTAAAAGGCTGATTCTGGTTCCAATTATACCTTTACTTTTGAGTATAGACAATTCCTATAATGCATCAGTTTATTATAGGGATAAAAAGAATGTACAAGAAGGGGATGAACTTATCGTATGTACTTACAGCAGTTTTCCAAATCTTTTGAAACAAATGAAAAATTGGGAAAATGTTAAGATTTCGGATTATGCTTTATATGTTGATGAGGAACATAATAATGCAGTGAGTTCAAGCCCTGAATTCCGAGGATATGAATTGAATTATATTGTAGACAACATGCATCTTTTCAGAAAAAGAATGTTTTTAACTGGTACAAAAATACCTGTTCTTCATCCAGCATTCAAAGATTTCGAAATTATAAGGGTTAATTGGGAAAAAACACCAATCAAATATTGTACTCCTGTAAGATATAACAATATTTTATTTGCTATTGAAAAAAATCTTAGTAGAAGTGGTAAAAATCTGATTTATCTTCAGAATAAAAAGGAAGAAGGTAAAATGGGTGAGTTGATTGATTATTTGGTGATGAAAGGTTGGAAGAAGGATCGTATTGTATGTATTAATGCTGATGAAAAAAATAGTGAGGATTTTACTATGCTCACAACAAAGGAATTAATCAGAGATAATGTTGATATTGTCATTTGTACTTCAGTTATTGTAGAGGGTGTTAATATCTATAATAATGATTTTAAATCGGTTCATTTTATGACAGCCGAAAGTGCTACAAATATGGAGCAAATGGTAAATCGATTGAGAAACATTTTCACGAAAAGTGTTGAGAATAACTCGATGATTTATGTTTACAAGCCATTGGATTCAGAAGATATGTCTGAAACTGACCATATTGATATTGTTAATCTTCAAGAGAACTATATTAAAAATGCCAATATTGGAAAAGAACTTTTCAATAAGGCATATGTAACAGGTGATAGTGTAAGTTATAAATCTGCTATAAAAGTATTCAATCAACAATTATTTGGTAAAAGTAAACTTTATAGAGTTAGGGATGGAGTTTGGGAAATTGACTATTTGAGTATAGCCAATATGGCTTATATTGAAGAAAAACGCTATGCCAACAAGAATTTTGAATTTATGAAGGTATTGCTCCATGAATATAATTGGCAGTTTAAAGAAGAAATGTTTGTTCTTGAGGAAATACATCCAGAGGAACAGTCAAATCTTAAGACATTGAAATCTGAAAGGAAAGAAATGCTTGTTCAAGATGTATTGAAAATCCTTGAAGAGATAAAAATTGAAGGAGAGGTTGAATGTTGCAATAAAGTAGAAGATGATGTTGTATTTAACCTTGAATCACTTCCAAGGGCTCAATATCAAGTAAAACTAAGGACAAAAATAAAATATTTATGTAACTCGTTATCTTTTGAAGATTCATGTGAACTTGTTGAAAAATGGATTAAAGAACATAATATGAGTGATAGAATTTGGAGTAAGATTGTTAGACAAATTAATGTTCAAATAACTAAAAAAATTAATGCTTTTAGTAAGGCTGTAGACAATTCATCAGAAACTGCCAAACATCTTATAAAATTCTATAAGAAAAATCGTGAGAAAGAAAAAGCCACAGGCTCCTTTGTACTTTATACCATTTCAGATATTAACAAAATATTAAATGACATCTTTAGAAAGCTAAATATTTCTTCAGAAAGTGAACATCGCACTTTAGAAATTATCAAATCATATTTTGATGTTGAAGAAAGGCTTGAAAATGCAGGGTTGTTTTATGCCATACGAGGTATAAAAGTTGTTAATGAAGTCGCAACTTTCACTTGGAAATTTGAAGAATGGGCTAATAAAAAGTTTGAAGAGAACGCTGTTATCTCAAATACAGAAATTACTAGAAAAATAAATGAATTAAGAAGTAAGCTTCCAATTCTTGGAATGTATAAACTCGAATCTAGGAATGCTATAAAATTAGTCCATGACTATTTTGATTTCCAAAGAATTGGGGTTAAAAAGATTAAGAGCGGAAATGAGTATTTGTATAAATTTGCTTCTATGTATCCTAAAGAAATTGAAGGATATGAAATCCAGCCTTTAAGAAAAATTGACATATCTAATAAGCATTATGAAGATATGACTGAAGAAGAGTTTATCCAATGTCAACTTAAAGATTCATCAGAAGATTTAAACTATTATATGAATATGACCAAAGAATTTGAACCGTTCTAAGCTATTTATATGAAATAGCATTTTTTGAAGAAGAAAGCAAAGCGGTTTAAGACTTATGTTATAGGTGATATACATGGTGCTTATTTACCTTTGGAAGATTTGTTAACCAAAGGAAATGTTAATAAAAAAGATGATAAAATAATATTCATCGGTGACTTAGCTGATGGACTACCTGATTTTGACAAATGTTTAGAACTGCTGTTGTCTTTTGAAAACTTTATACCTATCATAGGAAATCACGATTTTTTTCTTATGGAGTTTCTGAAATATGGAACAATAAATGAAGAATGGATTCCTTCAGGAGGAGCAAGCACTATTGAGAAATTAAATAATCCTGACATAATTTCCAATCTAAAGAGATATTTTTCAAAAGCTGACTACTATCATGTACATGATAACAAAATCTTCTTACATGGAGGATTTAACCCTAAGAGAGCTATAGATTCCCAAAGAAGAAGAAAGTTTGCTTTGAATAGAAAACTTTACTCCCTTGCAAAGACTTATCATCAACAAAAAAGAAAAATTCCTGTATCGTTTAAAGACACAGGAATAATTATCGATGAAATTTTTATCGGTCATTCCACAACAAGAAATTTTAAACCTGATTTTGTATCAAACCTTATCAATGTTGATACAGGTATAAAATGTGGTGGTAAATTGACTATGATGGATGTTAATACAAAACAATATATCCAAAGTAAAAATACTAATTATTACTATTAAAAAATTTTTTTAGAATAAATTTATGCACCAAAAGTTTTTATTTTATTTATTTTTATATATATACTTCAACATCTTCAACATACATTTGAATATCCTCATCTTCAGAGTATTTTTCTTTTACAAGGCTTATATATTCTTTGAGCTTAAAGTCTTTTAACGTATTTAAAGACACACTGTCAAATTTATAAATGTTGTTATAAAGAATTTTTAAAATACCTATTGTAAATTCATATTCTTCAATTTTAATAAAAGGTATTCCACTCATAAAAATCGCAATAATAGTATAAGAATCTTCAATATTAGCAAATTTTATTTTGTTTAGATTAAATAATCTTTTTATATATTTTGGATATATATTATATTCAATATGATTATATTGTCTTTCTGTGATTTTATTAGATTCTTCACTATATTTAAAATATTCTAAAGGAACGAATTCGCTCAAAAGATTAAAAATTAAATTAATTTTATCTAAAGAAAACTCTCTTATATCTTTAATCAAGATATGTTTATCTTCCAAAAATTTTACTATAGTATTGATTTGAGCTTCAGATTCAACTTCAAATTCTAATTTATATTTATTAGGTTGATCTGATTCACCTGAAATAGTCTTTTCTAAATCATAAACAACTGAGCCATGTAATGTATTGTCAAATCCAGGAATATTGTTCACATTAACCCCATTATATCCATTATACTCCATAAATCTAGTAGAAAGTGATCCATAGTGTTCTAAGGTTCCTATTCGGTATTTTTGCCTTATAGAATTAAAAAGGTTAACAAACTCTTTTAATGATGGAGCTTTTAAATCAAGAAATTTAAGATTATACCCTATTTCAACAATTAACCTTTTAGTATCTGGATCTGAAAGATTTATATTATGTGAATCGTGAATGCTTGCAAGACTATTTATTTTTTTTAAGGTATTGAATAATAATTCTGCGTGATTTCTATTTCGAGGTTTATACAAATGATATAAATCTAAATCAATCATATAAATTGAATTTGAAATATTAATTACAGGGTTATTTTGAGAAGGCGTATCTGCAGTTTGTTTGATTTTTTCATATATTTCTGGATTTTCAGTTTTGAATGTACTGAAATACGTTCCAGATCCAAAATGACCTGTATGCCTATTTTGCATTTGAACTATGCTGTCACTGTAATACTTTCTACTAACATCGAGACCTGTTAGATTTTTTCTATCTAAATGTACTGATAAGCTATCTTTATATGCTTCAATAATATTAGTGATTTGAGATTCAGTGATTAAAACTTTCATTAGAATAAAATAGCAAGTTCATCTGTTTGCTTAATGACTCCATCAGAAATTGAATATCGTATTTGAATACCTACTAATTTTTGAGATTCGCTAACATCCGTTTGAATACTTTCAATTTTCAATGAAGGTATATATCTTGTAACATTAGCAGTAATTTCATCTCGTATGGCATTATACGTTTGCTCATCCATAGGTTGAAATAGGAATTGTTCAATATTAATTCCAAAATTTGAGTTAAAAAGTCTTTGACCCTTTTGTGTTGTTATCAAAAGAGCTAATTTACTTTTTATTTCTTCTTTATCGTTTTGATTTAATCTTAAGAATTTACCTGTTAAATCTTCCTGATATGGAAAGGTAATTCCAAGATTATTTTGGTTCGCCATATATAAAAATATTTAAATTGATTAAGGTAGTTGCCAAGAACTTCCAGAAGCAGTTTGCCAGCAACTTCCTGATGGTGTTTCCCAACAATTACCACCTTTTAGGATGTTGACAATTGTTTGTGATTCAATATCGTTTTGTCTTGGAAGTAAATTTCTTACGTCTTTTCTTCTACAAGCTTGGTTAGCAGGACAGCTTCTAATGTTATAAAATGCCATAGTTAGTATTTTAATATAAATATCAAAGGGAGATTAAAAATCTCCCTTTTTTATTAAAAATTTTATGCTGAACATCCAAAACATTCAAAAGGTGAATTTTCAGGTTTCTTTGGAGTGTCTTCATTTTCAGTTTTAACGTCAATTGCCAATTGTTTTCTTGACATTGTGATTGCATCTGTTCTAAGATAATATTGCCCAGTCTTCAATCCGAGCCTCCATCCATGAAAATGAGAAGAAGTTAGTTTGCCTACTGTTGGATTCTTCATAAAGATATTCAAGCTTTGAGATTGATCGATAAAAGGCGCACGTTCTGCAGACATATTTATAAGTTCCTTTTGAGAAATTTCGTAAACAGTCTTGTATTTTTCTCTGATTTCTTTAGGAATTACATTTATATCCTGGATAGAACCATCATTTTTTATAATTTCTGTTTTGATGTATTCATTCCAAAGACTTAATTCTTCCAAATCTTGTATCAAATATTTGTTAATAACGATATGCTCCCCACCAATAACTTTTCTGATATACATGTTACTGAAAAATGGCTCAATTGCTTCAGTGCTGCCAATAATTGATGCACTTGATGCTGTTGGCATAGTCGAAGTTAAAGTTGAATTCATGACACCGTATTTTACGATATCTTCTTTCAAAGAATCCCAATCCCAAAGACCAGATAATTCTGTTACATTCCACATGTCATATTGTAAAATTCCTTTAGAAAATGGAGAATCTTTAAAAAACTTATAAGTTTCATCTTTTTCTTTTGCTAAATCACATGAAGATTTCAATGAAGCATAATAAATTGTTTCAAATATATCTTTATTCAATTTTTTAGCTTCTTCAGAAGTAAATGGAAATCCCATCAATGCAAAAGTATCTGCAAGACCTTGAACACCTATTGCTAAAGCTCTTTGTTCAGTTGCACCCTTTCTGGCTTCTTCAGTTGAAAAATCGTTTACATCAATCAAAACGTTTAAAGATTTTACAACTTCATATGCAGCATCATATAATCCTTTGAAATCGTAAACTTTATTGTTGACAAATTTCTGTAATACTAATGAAGAAAGAACGCATTGTGCTGTAGTTTCAGCATCGCTATATAAGTTAATCTCTGCGCATAAATTTGAAGATTTGATAGTACCAATGTTTTGCTGATTACTTTTATGGTTAACATGGTCTTTGTATGTCATATAAGGTACACCTGTCTCAATCTGAGCCTCAAGAATTTTCTTCCAAAGACTTTGAGCTTTAATTTTGTTACCAATACCTAATGCAACTGCTTTATTGTACTCTGCTTCATATTCTTCACCATAGATTTCCCAAAGAGGTTTTATTCCATTCTTAAGAAGATCATTTGGGCAGAACAAATACCAATCTCCATCTGATTCTACAGCTCTCATAAAATTATCAGGTATCCAAAGTGCAGCAAACATATCTCTTGCTCTAAGTTCATCAGCACCCTCCTTTCTAATTTCTATAAGGTCTGCTACATCTTTATGCCAAGGTTCTAAATAAACAGCTGCAGCACCTGGTCTTTTACCTTTTTGATTCCAAAATCTTAAGGATTCGTTAACAACTTTCATATACTTCAAAAGACCACCTGCTTTTCCTCCACCTTTACCAACATAAGATTCTTTACTTCTTATATTATGTAATGCAAGACCTATTCCTTCAGCTCTTGAAGAAGATATTGAAATATTCGCAAGAGTTTTTAACAAATCTGGCGTATTATCTCCTTTGTTCATCGTCAAATTGCAAGAAATCATGCTTTGATCATTTGTCCCAGCATTAATCGAGATTGGGGTTGCAGGAGAAATTTTATGTGTTGAAACTAACTCGTAATATTTAAGTGCATCTTCAATTGTTTCTGTAACAGTCAAAGCAACTCTCATGTACATATGTTGTGGTCTTTCGACAATCTCATCTCTTTCCTTAAGAAGGTAAATTTCTTTCAAACGAGAGCATGCAAAATAGTCAAACATATAATCACGACTATAATCAATAGCTTTTTGTATAACTTCAAAATTTTCCTTTACTTTGTTATATAAGGTTTCATTAACAATTCCATTGTTTTTTAACCTCTTTATAAGCTTAAAATAATTTTCTTCAGTTTCCTTATGAAGTCTTGATATAAAGATGTTTGCAGCCAATTTTGAATAGTCTGGATGCTTATGTGACAAAGAATCTGAAGTGATAGCAATTAAATCATCAATTTGATTTGTACTGATACCATCTCCAATTCCTTGAGTAACCTTAATAAATAATTCATCAGGATTTACTTTCAATCCTTCAGATTGTTTTTTTATCCTTGTCAATATTTTAGATGGATTAAACTCCATTGTACTTCCGTTCCTTTTAACGATTTCCATTTTGTTCATAAATTTCTTTGGTTTATTTGTTATTAAAATTCTTCATCAAATGAGATTGAGCCTGATAAATCTGCTTTTTTGTATTCAGTAGGTCTTCCTTCAAAAAAGTTTTGTTTGGCTTTCATTGCAATCTGCATCATGAAGTCAAATGGTTGTCTTACATTGAAAACAGGTTTACATCTAAATTGAATCAAGAGTTGATCTGTTACAAATTGGATATATTGTGTCATAAGGTTTTGATTCATCCCTATGAGTGAAACTGGAAGTGCATCAGTTATAAATTCTTTTTCAATTTCATACGCTGAAAGAATGATTTCTTTTATTCTTTCTTCTGAAACTTTATATTCTACATGGTTATTGTAAAGATGAATTGCAAAATCGGTGTGTAACGCTTCATCTTTGCTGATATATGAATTCGCTTGGCAAAGTCCTGGCATAAGACCTCTTGATTTTAACCAAAAGATTGAGCAGAATGAACCAGAGAAAAATATACCTTCAACTGCAGCAAATGCAATCAATCTTTCAGCAAAAGAATCTGAATCAATCCATTTGAGTGCCCATTCAGCTTTCTTTTTTACAATAGGTAATTTTTCGATTGCTTTAAAACATTCATCTCTTTCATCGATATCTTTTACATATGTATCAATTAACAATGAGTACATCAAATTATGAATATTTTCCATTGCTATTTGAAATCCATAAAAGAAACTTGCTTCTGGATATTGAACTTCATTTATAAAGTTGTGTGCAATATTGTGATTTACTATACCATCACTTGCAGCAAAGAATGATATTACATTTTTGACAAAAAACTTCTCATTGTCATTCAGTTTTTCCCAATCATCAAGGTCTTTTGACAAATCTACAGATTCAGCAATCCAAAAAGCAGCTTGTGCTGTTTTATAAAAATCCCATATGTCAGGATGTTTTATTGGATAAATTACATAACGATCTTTGTTCTCGATTAAAATTTTCTCTTTCATGTTTTTGATTTTGTTTAAATAAATAGAAGCTCAATCTGAATAGTAAATTAAAAAATTTTTTAAAAAAATTAATACTCATCAGTAGCCCCAACTAAAATATCGTTCACTACTTTATCTGTGAGAAATTCCTCTTTCTCCATTTCAATAATTAAATTTGCATTATCAAAGATGCAATCCTGATATATGATACCTGATCTGCCAAAACGACTTTTCAGAATAGAAAATGTTGCTTTACACATTGATTGTTGTTCCAATGTTCTTGCAAGAGAAGCTACAAAGTGTGCTACCTTATACTTTCCAAAGTCACCTCCCATTTGTTCACCAGTAAGTAATTTTGTATTTAAAGAAGCTTTGGTTCCTTGGGTAAATACCCAACAAGCAAAATTAAGTTGGTCTTTTCCACATAATTTTTCAAGATCTCTTGCTATTTCTGATTGCCCTTCCCATCCAGAACTATAACTTTTTTTTGGTTTAATACAATCTAAGTAGTCAATAATTACCAAATCAAATTTAATCTTTTTGTATTCACCTGTATCTGGAAAATATACTCCTTGTTCTTGTGCTCTGATATAAAGATTTTTTATATCTTCAACAGTAGTTTCAGTGGAATCCATTGAATGTAATACCAGACTTCCACCTTTTTCACTTATTTTTCTGAGCTTATCATCTGTTTCTTTAATTACAACTTTACGATTCTTTTTATTTGAAGAAAAATTAATGGGTTTACCAATAAGCTTTGCAACATGCTTCATTTTGATTTGTTCTTCAGTATCTTCAAAAAATATCTGAAGAACATTATAACCATCTTTTGCAGCATTGTTACTTACATATGTAGAAAATGTAGTATTATGTGTTAAAATAAAATCATCTGTAACATATAACTGATCTTCATTGGAAACTTTAATACAAATACATTCATCAATTCCCTCTAAAGAAATATCTTTTATACTTTTATTATTTTTATAATGATTTCTTGGAATATATCTTGATTGCTTTCTTATTAAATGTGAAATCAATTTTATATCATCATTAAATGACACATTTATATGATAAGAAATTCTTCCTTTCTTTTTTTCACCTTTATAAGTATAATATTTTTGTTTTTCTATAATTTGACCAGAATATCCTCCAACTGATAAAACAAGAAATCTAAAATCTTCAGCTAATTTTTTAGATGTAGATGCAAATGTAATATTACCTCTTTTACCGATATACCCATCTGTATCAATTAAACCTCTAATTAGTTCTAATCTATCTTCAAATGAAGCAAACAAATATTTTTTAGGAATAAATTTTTCATAAGACCTTTTTCCGAGAAGTCCTTCTACTTCTACTAAGTTTTTTAATCTATTTACTTTATATTTAATTTTATCTTTGATTCTATAATCATATACACTGTATTTTACCAATTCATATTCTTCACCAAGAATTTCAATAACTTTATCTAATAATTGTTGATCACCATTTGATATAGCAAAGTTACCACTTAATGAACCATCTCCAATTAAAACTCCTAATAAATATGGATGAATATCCAAATTATCAGTACTATTAAAATCTGCAAAAGGAATTCTTGGAATCCTATAATTTGCCTCGCCATTACCTCTTTTATAATTTCTCATTATTGTTTCAAGAGAATAAGTTCGATATGTCTCTGTTTTATTATCAATATCATCTTTAGTTTTTACATTCCACAAATGATCTTTACAACAATATGTATATGTATTATCTGTAAAAGATATTTTATAATATTCTTTTTTTCCTTGAGGATATACCCCTAATACTTTTTGGGGTTTACCATCTGATCCTAAAATTTCATCTCCAATTTTTATTTCTGAAAATGTTTTATATCCATTAGGAGTATAAATCTTGCAAAAATGAGGTTGAGCTTTCCCTGCACCTGATGGAGCAATAAACAATGCAAATTCTCCATAAGCTAATCCACCATTCATATCAGAATCCAAAGCAGATATCTTTGTAGGAATGGGATGTCTTTCTCCTTCTTCCAAATGTCGATAATCCCCAGGAACAAAAGCCTCCAAAGGATTTTCATCTACATCAGAAATTATATTTCTCTGAAGAAGTGTTGGTATTTCATTAAATTTTTCATATTTTCCTTGGATAACTAATGCTTTAATTTCATCCAAACAAGAAAATACGTTCTTAGAATTTATAAAGTTTACAAGATTATCTTTTACCCATTTAGGCTCTTCAATATGAGATTTTTGAATATCCCTCAAATATTCAATAAAAAGCTCTCTATCGTATTCATTTTGGGCATTAGCTAAAATCCTTTCTTTGATTGTATCGTAGAAAGGAATCTTATTGTTTACTTTATAATGATTCTTTATTGACACAACAAGCCTTTGTGCCAATGAATTCGTAAAATGCTCCGAAGAAAGTTTATTTATTATCTTGCGACCAAAAGAATCATCCCTTACAACCCCATTGCCCTTAACTTCTTTAGATCCTATAATTAAGTTCAAAACTTTTAATTCATATTCTTCACCAAAAAAACCTAATCCTATATTTTTATCTTCAAAATGTTTCATAGTTTTACCTGTATTAAGATAAATAGATAATGGTTTAACATTTTAAGACAGAAAAACGTTCAAAAAAAAACCCCTTCTTTTTAGAAGGGGACAAATATTTTTAAATCATTATCGATTCTTCGATTATCTCTTTTTCTGAACTGTTGACAGTGTAATTATTATTTTTACTTCTTTGGTATAAAAACCTATTTTCGTATGAATCCATGTTTATATATTCTTTAATTAAAGTTCGGATTCCTTTGAAGTATGTATTTTCAACCTTAATGAGTTCAGATTCGACTTTTCTGATATCTTTCTCGATTGAAGCTGTTTTGATGTTATCCCCCATCTTTTCAACCTCTTGATGAGCATTTCTCATAACCTGGAGCTTCAATCTTAAATTCATAGCTCTTTCAGAAAATGATGAGAACTCAGAAATATCATGGTATTCAATAGAACTTCTCATGTCTTCATTAGGAGAATTAAAACTAGTATTGAAATCTTTCCAAATAACTCCGATTGGTGGTACAAAGGTGGTTCCGTTGTAAGAAAAGTCATCCGCACTTATTGAATACCTAAAAATTTCTCTTTCGTAGTAATTACTCTGAAGTGTTTTTTCAAGACTTTTGAGTATATCTAATTCTTCCTTTGTAATCTTTCCGTATTGAGCTTTTTCTCTAAGTACATCGATTTTGTTATTCAGATCCTTCAAATCGTTAAACATCCCATTATCTCTTCTTACTAGAGAACGTCTGTCAATAATTACGAATGTGTACTTATTATTTTTTTGTTTGAACCAATTGTCAACATTTTGTCTATAACCAACCAATTCTTGTGTCGCACTATTTTCAGTCTTAATAGTTTTATTGGCATCAGATATTGACATCATATCTCCAAGCAACAATGTTCTTTCAGACTTATTAAGGTTGTAAAGATACTGTTCAGTACCATTTCTTAAAATTAGTCTAAAAATTTCTGAAATAGCTTCTCCCAATTCTATAGCTTCCCATGAATTTTCAAAAGTATTAGTGTAATTAACATGATTCATTACAGAATCATCTCCTTTCAAATGGATTTTTTTGTCTAATAATTTTGATAAATTGAATTCCTCTGGAAATGGAGCATCAAAATCTCTTTCTGAAGAAGTTACTATTTCATCATTGTAAAGTAATCTAAATGTGAACCTGTTAGGTTTCCTTGTGTAATCACGCATTTTTAAAAGTTTTTTTAAAGGGTTTAAAGAAATAATTAATTGATTTATATTTATTGACTATAGCATCATGTATTCCAGTTTTTTTCATTTTTGAAATCATTTCAGCTGCATCTTTAGCTTCAATTTTTTCATCAGAAAAATAATTTAAGTTCTTTAGATTTAATATACATTCATCTGTAATAAACTCAAGATTTGCCAAGTCAACAATCCTTTTATTTATTTCAAGAATATTATTTCCTTGTACTCCATCTGTAATACCATTTAAAATATTCTGGTATGAATTATACATCGATTGATATTTTAAACCTTTTTGTTTCAAATCTTCCTTTAATAAAGAAAATTTTTCTTTGTCATTGGAGATAACATCAGCATTTTTAACAAAGTTCAAACAAATATGTTTAATTTCTTCTAAATTTAAAACTTTTTCTTTTAAAACTGGAAATAAATTGAATAATGTTGTTTCTTTTATACCCTTTACATTTTTTATTTCATCAGATTCATCGCCACAAATTGTTTTAATCGTGGCAATATTCTCATAAGGAAACTCATAAAACTTTTTGAAATTTTTATGATCTATTATTAGATGAACTCTATCTTTATCTTTTTCATATCTTTCAACCTCCCTGGTCTTATTTTTGAATTTTTTATTCAGATAATAAACATCTACATCTTTTGAAATTAATTGAAGCAAATCAAAATCTCCAGTGACAATTGTTATTTTTTCATTTGAAGATTTATTTCTTACATAATAAGCAATAACATCATCAGCTTCTACAACTTTATCTTCATAAACTAAGCAGAAATGTTTCAGATAGGATTTCAACTCTTCCTTTTGAGATTTATATTTCTGATTCTTCTCAGTTTCCTCTGCATTCAATTTTCTTTCTTCTCGCTTAAGTTTATACGCAGAATAGATATTTCTTCTTAAGGAGCCAC